GTTAGTGTGTACGTGTTTACATTCTGCTCTTTTATAAACATATCGCAATACGGAAAACCATTAAAAAAGGCCCACCGAAGTGAGCCTCTTATCTTACCTAGCGTTTATTAAGCGCCAGCTGAACCGTACATACCTAATGGATCAGACCAACCGAATGAATAACGCTCACGTGCTTTATAACGAACGTTACCAGTATCGAAGTCGCCATCCATTGATGTTGCTAATGGAGTACGTACAAAGTGTTTCATACCGTTAGGTACGTCTGTTGTCAAGAACCAAGCATTTGAGTCGGTCAAGAAGTGGTTAATTGCGTAACCTTCTGGAATTGAACCGTTGTTTTTCAATGCGTTGATATCGTTGTCTGCAGTGCCAACACGTAATTCAGTTTCCAACAAGCGAGTTGCAACGAATTGCAATGCTGGTGGAACAACCAATTTACGAGGTTTAGCAGCGATCAATAGGCCACGTTCGTCAGTCCAAGCGGCGATTTGAATAACTGCATTTTCCAATGAAGTTTCGTTCAAGTCTGCTGGAGTTGATGGAATGTTGCTGTTTACACCGCCAGTAACAAGTGGGTGAGATGCACTGAATAGTGGCACACCGTCGCCGCCGTTGTATGAACCGCTGGTGTTGAAACCGTTGTTCAATACGTTAGCTGCTTTAACTTGTTTTGTGTAAGCCATACCACGAGCTAATGCTTTAGTGTAGCGAGCAGATAAAGTGTCATACAAGTTATCTTCTACTGCTTCTTCAGTCAAGCTGAAGCCTAAAGCGATAGTTTCGTGTGTGTAGCGAGCTGTCCAAGCTTCTTGAGCATTGTCGTAAGCGATGGCGTTGCCTTCGTTTTTAACAGGAGCTGCTGAGAAGCCAGACAATTTTGTTTCTTCCTCGAATGAACGCTCAGAAGATTCAGTTTCGTAAATCTCTTGATGCTCTTCGCCGTAACGTTTGTATTCCAAACCGAACAAAGCGTTCAGACCTGGTAGTAGCTCTTTAAGGAGCTGTGCGCGTGAAATAGCCATTATTTAATCTCCTTAATCGCCAACACCGGTACCATTGTAATACGTATGGATACCAAAGTTAAATTTAACGATACAATCAGTGTATGCGTCACCAACAGTAGAGAATGGGCCGTTTACGAAATCCACTAAACGCAATGCGATAGTGTTTGTTGTAGCACGGGTGCCAACGTCTAATGATATTTTTGAATCGCCAGTAGTTGTAGAACCTGCTGTTTGATTCACGCCAAAGTTAGAACCTAGCATTGTTTGAGTCACAGCATCATCTGCTTGGATTTGGAACAATGTATCTGGATCATCACATACGTAAGCTGTAGCATTTGAAGCAACAGTGCCAGTAGGCCAGTATTGTGATTGCAAGAAATAGCCTAATGATGGGCTTGTGTATGAACAACCTAAGAACACACCAACTGTACCAGCTGGGAATGGATCCGCGTTTGTACCTACGTTTGTTACTTTTACGATAGTTCCGTCTACACCAATTGCAACAACGTCACCAAAGAAAATGTTAGCAGCATAACCGCTAGCAATTTTTAATTGACGTGTTGAGCCAGCGAATTGCTGACCACCAACTAGATTGATAGGACGAAGACCGTATGGGGCTGCTGTAGTAGCCATATAAATCTCCTTAAATTATTTACCTTTACCGAATGAGGTAGTGGTACGCTTTTCCTTAAATAGGGGCATACGTGCATCATTCTCTTTCATAAAGCTGTTATCCACTGCTTCAGTCTGGGACTGCGTCTGATTATTGAAATAAGCAGAACGTTGGCTAACAAACTCTTCTGGTGTCTTACATAGCATCAGACCACCTACTTCCACTGAATCTGGAATTCGGCTGTTTTTGTCTGTGAATAGCCTTAGTTCAGGATGCTCCGACAATTTGACGGGTTCCCAACCTTCTCGCATTTTTGAAGAAACATTAGTGGCATCAGCTTGACCGGCCATGCTTGTACGAATCCAACGATATGCCCATCCGGGTTCTTTCGTAATCTCAGGCAATAAAGCAGCTGGTGCCCATTGCGCTTGACGTTGAAAGGTTTCGCGGGTTTCTAACTCACGGTTTTGTCTAGTATCAGTCATTATCTGTTCTCCAATTTTAATGTCTCACGTGCATATTGCTCGGGTGTTAGATTAAACTTTTTAGCCAAGGCTAATTGAGTTTTAGTCAGGTGTACTTTTTTAGGCGCGGTACTACGCGTGGCCGAAGCTACAACGGTCGACGGTTTTTTGCGTTGGGCGGGTGTTTCCACGTCCAGCGAATCATCCCCGAAATATTCTGGGAATCGTTTGCGCATCGTTTTATCGATGGTAGAGTAGTACTCTTCTGAAGTAGGGTCAGTACCTGCCCTTACTAGCTTCTCATGCAACCCCAAAGCGAGGCTAGTCATTTCTTCATCTTTCCCAAACCAACTGTTCTTATCTTGCCATGCAAGAGCTTTCCGGTCAGGTTTAGGTACTTGGGATCGTTCAGGTTGTATATATACATCATTTTCAGGCTGTTGTAAAGTATTATCGTATTGAGGACGATAATTTTGTACCTGAGTAAGTTTATACTGCGCCTCGTTCATACGTTGTTGCGCTTCTATAATCTTATCGGTATCGCCTGCGTCATATGCTTCACGGTAATCTCGTTTAGCTAATGCCAATTCTTGGTCCGCAGCTGCTTTATACGTTTGCATTAACGTTTGTTCACCAGAAGTTAGGTTTGATTTCAACCGTTTGTTTTCTTCTTGGATTGATTGAGCATAGCGAATAGCTTCTTCGCGCTCACGTGCAGCGGCTTCTTTATCTCGGCGCTCGTCGTGGTATACCTTACGTAACTGCGCCATACGTTCTTTAACGCGGTCTGAATAGTCTGTCAAGTCATCTTTTTCTATCTCTTCGACTATTTCTTTAGGTAGTGGCTTACGATCGCGGTCTTGCGGGGGTGTATCGTCAATAATATCGATTTCAACTTCGGTATTATCCTCTTCCAGGGTAATACTAACCTCTTCTTTAGTATCTACTGGGGAAACTTCCTTTTCATCAGGAAATTCAAATTCTTCGTCAAACTCTGCTTTAGCCATACTTATCTCCTATGCGCGACTATAACCACGTGGGTCTGCTACTACACCCTCGACGGTATCATCGTTGATTATGCGGAATTCTCTTCCGTGAATTTTGAAACGGGTACCTGCATATGCGCGGGTAAGGACAAAATCACCTTCTTTACACCATGCACCTGTAGGGAACTTCGCTTCTTCTTTGTAGCAAAGGTCGCCCATTTTAAGGACAAACAATACTACGGTGCCGTTCTCCTCAATACGTTTAGTATCAGATGCTTTAGCAAGCCCACTCTCGTAGGTGTCGCTGGCGTCGGGTACTGCACATAAGATTCGATAGCCTTTTGGTTCTGGTAGCTGTGAGGCTTTTTCTGCATCACCAAACTCTCGTGCGTCTGCCACCATTTCCGATAGGTCAATTGCTTGACCTAGGTTGACGTTAGTCATCAAAATTCTCCATTTTTTTTGCGAGGTCTTCTATTAAAGACTGCGCGGTAAGTAGACCTCGAACCATACCGACAGATTGTTGATAGGCACCGAAATCCTTGGCCGCACCGTCGCCAAGGGATTCGATAATTGCTTTGCGCCGTTCTTCGATTTGTGACATCAAATACTCTAGCGAATCATTCATTTTTATTCCTCTTTAGCAGGCTTAGCTGGTTTAGCTTGTTTAGACTGACGCTGTATATCGTGTTGCGCTTGAGTTTTAGCCATGTCTACACCAATCCGAACGCCTTCAGCTTGTTGCTGCTGTTCAAACTTAGCTGCTTCTTGCTCCATCTTAGCTTTTTCAGACATTGATTTAACACCAATTTGAGCACCCGCTTTACGCTCTTCAGACTGGATTCGCATGATGTCAACTTGAATTTTGGCTTTATCCACTTCAATATCAGCCTGTGTTTTTTGGGCTTTGATTTGAATTTCTTGTGCTTTAAGCTGCAATTCTTGTTGTTGCATTTGAATCATTGGGTCTTGAGCTTGTTGTTGAGCTTCTTGCTGTTGTTGCTCTGCTTGGTTTTTCTGTAGCAATTGTTGTGCAGCTTGGGCTACTAGGCGAGATAACTGTACTTCAACTGTCTCATCTAGTTTTTCATCTACCGGAGGTAAACTTGTACCTAACTGCTCTTCAATACCTTTACGATAAGCAAATGCAATATGCTCAGTAATATGTGCCGCAAATGCAGCTTGAACGGCTTGAGCTTTAGGGCTTTGGCCTATCATAGCGGCTATTTTTGGGTCTTCCATTGCTGCCATATGTACTTGTACGTGAGCTTCGTGGTCTTGATGCATGAACGCTTTCGCTGGTTTCCCGTTGATTAAGTTCATGTTCTCTGATACAGGGTCTCTTGGGTTCTCGTCATCTGCCGCTGGAATTAGCTTACCGATGTTCTTAACGCCCAATATCTCTAGCATCTGTTTATTCAACTCGACCATGTCGTATATATCTGGGTTGCCTTGTGCCATCTGCATAACAGCTTGGTACTGCACAACCTTTTGAGACATAGTGGCTGCGTTAGGGTCTGATACTGGAATTACTTCACAGCAGTCGTAGTCTGATTGTTTAGCACGTGCGCTGCCTTCTACTGGCTCGTAGCTATACTCTTCTGGCGTATAGTCACGGATGATGCCAGCGATTAGCTTGAACTCTTGCTTCATTGAGTAGTGAACGCGAGCTTGAACAGCTGACATTACCTTCAATGTACGCTCTAATATCGCTAGTGTGGTGCCTACAGGTGAGTTAGCAGACATATCTGATACTTGCATATCAGCAGCATTAGCGAACGCCTTAGCGTCCATAATGATTTTGTCCATCAAGCCAGCTAGTACTTGTGATGGCTCTTTGTATGGCAACGGCATGATGTTGTCACGGATAGCGCCTGAAGGTACGTCTACATCACGGAACTCTGCTGGAGCGATAGGGGTATCGTCGCCCTTGATACGTAGACCACGGGTCTTGAAGCCGCCTGGTAGGTTGCTTAGCGTACCAGCATCCACCAATTGACGTAGCAACATAGTACCTGACTTAGCTGATGCACCGATTAAGTGGATTAAACCGAACGCATAGAAGCCAAAGCCTGGAATATAGCTGTAGTGTACGAAGTGCTGACGTTTTTGTTTAGTCTTGTCGTCGGGGTTCCAGTTACGGCGGATAGCTAGGATATCACCTGTGCTGCGCTCTAGTGTAACCACATACGGTAGGGCTATGCCTGTAGGCTCATCATCGTCATCCACATCTTCATAACCTGGAAGGTCTAGGTCAACGTGCATCTCCA